ACAAAATGCTTATGGTTTAGATATTCTTAAAGATTATAAAAAGACAAGTCAAAGATTATACATACTTGTATTACTACTTGTTATAGCAATAATAGTACTAGGACTACACCATTTATTAGGTTGTTAAATGAATTTCTTCTTATTCACAAAGAAAGATTATGACTACTTAGTAGAACAATGTATGTTAGATAAAGACTATTCAAAACTACTAGAAATGGAAATAAAGGGTTATAGTAGAACTAAAATGGCTATGGAACTTTTAGTCAGTGAATCTAAACTAGATACAATGATAAAAAATTTGAAGAAAAAAATTAAGAAAATATTATAAAAAACAAGAAAGAACTCAGGGAAACCTGAGTCTTTTTTTGTGTCATAATTTAATTATGAAAAGGGAAATAAGACCTAATAGGTTAAGTTTAAAACACTAATTGAGGGGCATAACTTTTCTTTAGGAGGAATTATGAATAATAACTATATGGTAGACAACCTATTACGTCAAAGGGAAAAAATAGATGATATGTTAAAGAACTATTCACAACCAATGAACGTATTTAATGTAGGTACACAAGTAGATTTTGAGGCACGTATGATAACCAAAGATGAAAACCCAAAAGATATTATGGTGCAACGAAAAACAGCATTTATATGTCTCGATAGTGCATTATTAACAATAAAAGAGATAAATGGTGATCTAAAGGAATACCCAATAATACTACCAAAGACACCAGAACAAATTGAAAATGAAGAATTAAAAGAACGTATAGAACAATTAGAAAAGGAGTTGAAAGAGAAGCAATGAACATGAATTTATTAATGCAAATAATGAAAAGTGGCAACCCACAACAAATGATAATGAACATGATGACTCCACAGCAAAAAGCAATGGCACAAGCGTTTCTTAGTAACCCTAATAGAGAACAAGCATTGCAAGATTTAATGAAACAAAATGGGGTAACTCAAGAACAAGTACAACAAGTAAGTCAGTTTATTAACTCAAAGTAGAGTTGATATAAAGAAAGGAGGAAACATGAACGGAACTTCAAGTATGGGGTTAGATTGGTCTGGACTAATTGGTCTTTTGATTATCGCTGGTATATTTGGGTTTGGTAATGGTTTTGGTTTTGGTGGATCTGGTGCTGGTACTGCTTTAGGACTAGCAGATATTCAAGCAAGTCTATATAACCAAACACAAGATGCAAATTCAAGACAATTACAATCAAGTGTTGCTATGGTAAATGACAGTATTTTGAATAACAAATATGACAATGCAATACTAATCAAAGATCTATCAAATCAAATGTCTAACAGTGTAGCTGCTATTGGAAACCAAATAGCAAACCAAACTAGCACTATATTAGGTGCTATGAACGAAAATGTTATCAATGATTTACGTGATAAGTTAGCAGTAACTAGAGATGAATTATCTAACACTAGACAAACTGCTATAATTACTGAAAACATTTTAGGAAACTTAGCAACAACAAACCCTAAACCACCTTGTTACTACAACCCATGTGGGTGTGGATGCAGTGGAACTTCTCTATACTAACATATAGATGACTTATAATGACTAGACTATAAGTCTGGTCTATTTTTTACGAAAGGAGGAAAATGTTGAATAACACAATAATATGTTCTGACTTAACAACAGGGACAAATCAAATAGTATTAATACCAAATCGAACAATAAAAACTTTAACTAATACAAGTAATTATCGTTTAGTAATAGCTTGTAATATACCAGAAGCAACTGCTAACTACCCAGTAGCAATACAAGTAGGAACAAATAACATACCAGTTTTATGCAAATATGGTAATGAAATATTAGCAAATCAATTAAATCGTAGAGTAAACTACCCTATTGGTTATGGTAATGAAAATACTGGTTATGTTAACGGACAATTTGTAATACTTAGTTGTTGCAATTTAAACAAGCGAGGAACTGAAACTACAACAGGAGGTGCTAAGAAATAATGGAATACGAAGATGAAGTATGTGAATTTAAGAAGTATGTTAAACAAACTTTGGATCTAATGGTAGATGCTTACAAATGGAAAACTATGGCTAAACATTGTGATGATGAAACTATGAAACAAAAATACATAGCTGTAAGTGATACGTTATTTCAATTATTTATGACTGAACATAACAACTTAGGTGCTATGTTTAAAGGAGAAGCTTAGCGCTTCTTTTTTTGCCATATTTTGCCGATATTTTTGTGTTATATATGTGGTATAAGGAGGATAATATGATAATTGAAAGACTAAAAAGCCCAGTAGTTTGGTGTCAGATAGTTTTATTAATAGCAGAAGCACTTAAATTAATGGGAGTATATGAAGTACCAAATGATGTACTTAACTGGATTCAAGATGGCATAACACTAGGTTTCCAAATATTCGCAGGTTTGAACAACCCTACGGATAGAGAAAACTTTTAGAAAGGAGAGACAATATGGATAAATTTTATTTTCCTATGGAAACGATGAGAATTACACAAAACCCTTTTGGAGATACTTCTCATCACTTACACAATTTAGGTACACCTAAAGACTATCCTATCGACTGTGCCGGTCAAGATACTGGAAAAAGTTGTGCAAAATGTCCAACAACAATGAAAGTAACTGCAGTAAGAGGTCTTGGAGATGGTACAACTAATACAATATGGTTAGTATCTACTGAAAAGGTAAAAACACCTACATTTGAAGATAAAGTATTTATGACACTTACTCATTGGAACGATGATGATTCGGCAATAAAGAAACACAATAAAGTAGGTGCTATAATTAAGAAAGGCGAGATTATTTGTTACGAAGGTAATGACGGTACAGCAGGTAACCATTTACATATTTGTTGTGGTAGAGGATATAGTGATAATTGGGTAGAAAATTCAAAAAGTAAATTAGTAATTCAAGGTGATAATAAAATGCCTAATGAAGTAATGTATCGCTACACAAAATTAACTACTAGAGTAATGGATAATGGTAATTTAAACTGGACATCTACTGATACTGATACTTATAGTGGTTTCCTACCAGAAAGAGGTTACTTTAAACCCGGAGATAGTGGAGATAAAGTATCTAAGATATGTGATTACTTTTCTAAGAAAGTTAGTGGTAATTACTTTGGAGACTACCTAGAAAGTGCAGTTAAGACCTTCCAAAAGCAAAATGGTTTAGAGCAAGATGGAAACATCGGACCAAAGACACTTGCTAAGATGAAAGAACAGGGCTTTAAAGAGTAAATTTTGAGACAACATTGAGACAACATTTTTATGAAAAACAACAAAAAATGACATTTTACAAAAATACGAAACCCTTATAAAATAAGCATAAAACAATGCTATAAAACGATAAAAATATACTCCCCGGCTCCACCAAATAAAAATAAAACCCTTGATTTATAAGGGTTTTTTAATTTTGTTGTTGTTCGAGACAACACTCGAGACAACATTTTTTAAATTTTTAGATTATTTATGTAATCAGTTAGTATGTTTAAATCACTCTTGAACATGTGTGAATAAGTATCAAGAGTAATTGAAGTTTTTGCATGGCCTAGATACTTCGAAACTAATGTAATCGGCATATTAGAATTTATCAAAAAACTTGCACAAGAGTGTCTAAAGTCATGTAATCTAATAGTGCGTAAATTTGCTAGTTTAGAATACTGTATATTCTTATTAGAGATATTTGTGTCTTTAAAAGGTGTTATACCACCAAATAGAAACCATTTATTACTGTAATTAGAATATGCTTTGTACTTCTCTATATTCTGTATAATTTGCTTTAATATATTATCTGGTATTGGTAATACTCTATTAGAGTTTTTAGTCTTAGGTGTGGATATATAATATTCAGTACCTTTTAGTTTAGTGGTTAGTGTCTTATTGATACTAACCTCTTTTTTTATTGTATCAATATCATTAATGCACAATGCTTGTAATTCTCCACGTCTGAAACCCATGAAGTAAAGCATATCAAACCACAACAACCACTCTGGATCGTTTATAACACTACGAAACTTCATATACTCATCAAATGTATAGAAGTCCATTTCCTTTTTAGATTCAATAGTAGATACATTTTCTATAAACTTAATCATCTCATCACTGGTGTTGTAGTATTTGTTAGAGTACTTAATTAATGAACGTAACATGCCCAGTATCTTATTAGTATAAACTGGAGATAAGTCTTGTTTCTTGATGTCTAATAAGAGTTTGTTATACATATTTAGATTAAAGTCATTAATCTTAGTATCTTCTATTCCTCTAAAGTATCTATAAAAGACATTGTATTTCACGATAGACTGAGGCTTCAACTTTGGCTTCATATACTCATAGTATTCCCTCATTATATCTTTAAAGGTTACATTACTACGGTTTATCTTATTCTCTACTATCTTTAATCTATATATAGCTTCCTGTTCCTTTGCTTCTTTAGCTGTTGCATATCTAGGAGACTGATACTGTACTGTCTTTCCATATATATCCTTATATCTAATAACAAAGACATATTTTCTACCATCTTTTGTTGGCGTACGTTTAGTTATCATTTTTTATCTTCCTTTACGTAATCAAGAGTATTTAAAAGCATCTCTTTTCCTCTAGGAGTAATACTAGATATATTTTCAATTTGTTTTTTTAATCTTAGTGTTTCGTTATCTAAATAAGTCTCTAATTCTCCGTTTTCAATTAGATCTTGACTAACCATATCAACAAAATTGATATTTAATGCCTTTGAAATAGAATAAGCAATATCTAAAGGTATCTCAACTTCGCCATTTTCCCATCTAGAAATATTAGACCTATCAGTTTTTACCATATCGGCTAGTTTTTGTTGAGACATATTTTTTGCTAATCTTATGTTTTTCAGATTTTTATTAAAAAAATTTGCCATGTGTAAACTCCTTTTTCTCCTTATAAAATAACACACAAATCACATTTTAGCAAATATCTTTGTGAAAATATTCACATTTATTGTTGACTTTGTGGAAATATGCACGTATAATTGAATTAACAAGTTAGGAGGTGATAGAGTGAATTATAGAGTAGCGAAAGAGCTAAAAGCAGAAAGAGTAAAGAGAGATTTAAGCATAGCTGATGTTGCAAAAGCCTTAGAAACATGCGGTGAAACAATAAGAAGATACGAGTCAGGTACATATACATTAACAATAGAAAAGATTGAGAAACTTTTAAAGTTTTACAATGTTGATCCCTCTATTTTTTTTAGAAACGTGTGTGGAGAAATGCACGATTAAGGCTATATTGCAACAAAAAAATGAGGCACCCGAAGATACCTCAAAAACGAAAAATATAAATGTTACTAAACAACATGCTTAATAACTACCTTTATTTAGTAAAGGTAACTTTATGATAGCACGTTGGGTTTAAAAAATCAAGTTTAGTGGCAACGAAATACAAAAGAGCAGGAGGTAAAAATGAAAGATAGTTTTGTATTTTATAGAAGTTTTTTCGAAAGCACAAAGGGTTTGCCTGACGAGAGCAGATTAAGGCTATTTGATAACATTTGTGAGTTAGCTCTTAATGATAGAGATATTGACGGGTTACATGGAATTGAAGTAAATATTTTTACTTTAATAAGACCACAAATCGAAGCAAATAACCAAAGGTATGAGAACGGCAAAAAAGGTGGTAGACCTAGTAAAAAAACCAATGGTTATAAAAAAGAAAAAACCATAGGTTATGAAATTGAAAAACCTAATGTAAATGTAAATGATAATGAAAATGTTAATGTAAATGAAAATAATAAAGAAAATATTAAAAGAAAACCAACAATAGAAGAAGTAATAGCTTATGTAAAAGAAAGAAATAGCAACGTAGATCCACAAACATTTTATGACTACTATAACGTTGCTAACTGGAAAGATGTTAAGAACTGGAAGCAAAAATTAATAACCTGGGAAAAACATCAAACTAGCAATAAAAAGAATCGCCAAGAAGAAATAGATGCGATGGTAAAAAGATTATCTTATTTAGATGAGGAGTAAATATGAAAGTAAGTGAAATAGTAAATCTATTCGAAAGAATAAAGAAACATTACAACAACTTTGGTTATGATGACCAAAAAGTACAAGAGTGGAATAAATTCTTAAAAAACTACACAAACGAAAGTGTATCAGATAACTTTGAGAAATACATACTTGATGGACTAGATAGACCACCACTTGTAGCTGAACTAATTAGAAATGCCGATAAAGTAAATGAAGAAGTAAAACCACCTGTATATATTCAATGTGACTTATGTAAAAAGAAACTTCTTATAGGAGAAGATGATTGGGACATATTTGAAAAGCATCATCGTAAATGTAGCAAGATAGACTTTATTGATAGACAAACACAAAAAACTCTAGGAGAGGTAATTGATAAAGAAGAATACTATGCCATGAGTGATGAGGAACTTGATTCCATTTATAGAAAAGTAATGGACACTTATATGAAAATAAAAAGTGGCTCTTTTATCAAAAGAATACCAAATGAAGACTAAAGATTTATTTGGAGTCTTAGGTAACATTGAGCGAAAGAAACATAGACTTAACTCAGATAAAAATTGGTACAACAAAGTAGTAAATGCCGAGCCAAAAAAGATATATCGTGAGTGTCCTAAATGTGGCATGAGAGTTGGAATACCCGAGATATACCCAACACAATGGTGTTTCATGTGTGGAGAAACGATATATCAAGATTTAGAAAAGAACGAAGAAGCTAAAAAGAAATTTGAATTTATCAAGAAAATGAAGAAAGAGGTTAAAAATGGGAATAATAAAAAAACTAATAGAAGAAAGAACATATCGCAAGAAATATAATGCACTAATGATAGTCTACCTAGACTTTATGCATGAAATGGAAGATTTAGAAGATGAAAATGAGAAACTAACACAAGAGTTACTAAGACTAAAGAAAGAGAGGTGCAAATGTGGAACTACTAGAAAAGAATTATCTAACGATAAAGGATCTACAAGCAATAGCAGGAATAGGGTATCAGTCAGCAAACAAGATAATGAAAGAGGCAGTAGACCTAGCGATAGCAAGAAACTATCTACTACCACGTACTAATAAATTAATAGCACCTACGAAAATTATAAGAGAATTATTGAAGATATGAGAGGGAAAGAAAAATGATAGTAAATAAAAAAGAATATGAAAAATTAAAAGAAATATCAAAACTAACATTAACTGATTACAACATAACATTAGTCGAGCAAGACAAGTACTGGTTGCCCGAAGATAGTATTATGAACATAATTGAAGACTTGAAATATGAATATGACCATATATCAGAAGAACTTGAAGACTGCAAGAGCAATTACAATGACCAAATAGACCTAGATTATTACTATGAGAGAGAAAAAGAGAGGAAATTATTAAATGGAGAGAACGTTTAGAACATTAAAAGCAAATGAGATAGACTGTCGTGTAGCACAAATAGCAAGCAACTGGTTAACATTACTACTTTATAAAAATGCAAGAGTAGATATGGACATATTAGATGAAACAGTAGGTGCTATGAACTGGAAAAGAGAACATTTAAGAGACAATGCTAACTGTGTAGTGTCTATATATAACGAAGACACAAAAGAGTGGGTATCTAAAGAAGATACAGGAACTGAGTCATTTAGTGAAGCTGAAAAAGGACTAGCAAGCGATTCTTTCAAAAGAGCATGTGTTAACTGGGGTATTGGTAGAGAACTTTATTCAGCACCTAGTATATTCATACTGCCAAATAAAGATATGATACCTAAGGGTAAAGATAGCGAGTTTTATCAAAATGATAAAGGAAAATATGAAACAAAAACTAGATTTAACGTAAGTTATATAGACTACGACTCTAATCGAAGAATAAAAGATTTAGAGATTAGAGACAATAAAGGCAACATAAGATTTAGTCAATTATCAAAAGAAGTAGAAAAGCAATTCTTAAAAACAAGCCAAGAACTATCAAAACTACTTAACTCAGTAGAAGAAAAAGACGACAAGTTTAATAGAGATAGATTTTACGAATACTTTGGAGTTAAGACTGATAGTCAATTAACTGAAGAACAAAAACTAGAGGCAATTGAACTATTAAAGAAAACTGAAAAGGCGAAATCAAATGAGAAATAGAGTAGGTGGAGAAAACACAACACTAGAAACAAGACTAGAAAGTCAATCTAGTGTAGATAAGAATTTAAGATATGCACAAATATTAGATACTTTGAAAAATCGAGAAATGACAGCAAAAGAGATAGCAAATGAAATGTGGATCAAGAACATGATACCAACAAATGAAAGAAACTTTGTATCTCCAAGATTAACTGAATTGTTATATCAAGGAGTACTTGAAGTAGTAGGAAAAACAAAATGTGACTGGACTGGAAAGACAGTATCAGTATTTAGGAGGGTAAATGAACGTAATTAATATCGATAAAGATAAAAACAATGTACCAGTTAGGGTATATAAAAACGAAAATGGTAAATATTCAGTAGCAATTAGTAAAAAAGTAGGAGAGGAATACGTAAATAGATACTTCCCAGTAGAGTTTTTAAAAGATGTCTCAGTAGAAAACAAAACCGACATAATAATTAAACACGCATATATGTCGTGGTATGACTGGGAACATGAAGATAAAAAGGGTACAACATGGCTAATTAAGATAACAGCTTTTGACTTAGCAAATGAAACACAATCTGATGAAGTAACACCTCAAAATATTGATAAATGGGAGTCTGCAAAGAGTATTGAAATTGAGCCTGATGAACTACCTTTTTACTAAAATGAAGGTGCGTTATGGAACTAACTTTAGAGGACGCAACAAAGGAACTTGACAAATTAGAGAACGATAAATTGTATTATGAAAATCGTTTAGAGCAAATAGTAAGTTTAGTAATGCCTCATAGTCCAGATACTCAAAATGAAAAAGTAGATGGTGGAGAACGAGTAGATAAATTACTAAAATATACTGACCTTAAAAATGAATTAGATATTGAATACAATTTAAAATACATAAATGACAAGATATATTCACTAAACAAATGGATCAATGGAGAGCTGATTCGACTAGACAAACATGGTGAAACCGAAAAAATGATAGTGTATCTACGTGAACATAAAAAAGTAAAAGATAGATACACAAATAGAATAAGACAAATGACATGGCGTGAAATAGCAAAAGAGACACATTATTCAGAACGAGCAGTTAGATACTTTTACAAAAATTCAATAAAAGAGAGAGAACAAAATGGTAACAAAACAAAACTTTAAAAAAGGCGTAGATATAATTTACTTTGAAGATAGTACAAAAGTAACGAATAGTTATTTACTGGACAATGATGAAGTAGAAAGAGTAGCTATTGAGATACACTTCTCTAGAAGTAGCAAGTACGACTGGAAGTGTATCTGCTTGCGTACTGAAAAAAGTTATATGCAAGAAATAAAAGCACATAATAGACTGTTTAGTTTAGGCTTATGGAGAACACATACAATTGATACCGATTTAGAAGAAGAAATAGATATGATACATAAATTTATATATTGGTTACTGGGGAGATGAAGTATGGAAGAATTAGCAATAGAAGAACTAACAAGATTGTTTATACAAGAAGATTTTAAAGAGAGAGATTATAAGACATATTACAAGATAACAAAAAAAGACATAATCAATATATGTCTTAAAGTAGTGAAATTAATGGAGAGTGTTAAGAAATGTTAGAGTTAGCAATAGGCTTTATATTAGGTGTAATAACAATGTGTATCTTTATAGGTGGTAAAGATGAGTGAAAAGTATAGCAAAGCAAAACAAGAATTGTTAGATAAGGCAATAAAACTTAATTATGATAGCAAAATACCACTATTTAAAGGAATATTTATTATTCAAGAAAGAACATTACATGATAGTGGTTATAGAATGATGAATGTAATAGGACACACTGAATACAAAAAAGAATTAAAAGACTTTGAATATTACTTTATAAGTTGTTGTAGTGATGTTGTAGATTTTAGTCCACTATTTGAAGAATATGTAAAACACAATTATTCTATGGGAGATATTCACTTAGATATAAATAGAAATGGAATAATACATATATGGACTAATAGTAATAAGTGGTTAAGATGTTGGGGTACTAACTTATCTAGTTGTGATTTTGAGTTTGTTGATTCAGGAAGTGATAAAGAGTGACAAATAGAGAGTTTGAACAATGGTTGGATGAAAGAGATAAAGTTGCAATAAGTGGTAAATATGAAGATTATGAAAAATTTTGTTTAAAATATCATATACCACAAGCACCAAATAATGAAGTGTTTGAAATAATGATACATAAGATAAGAGCAAACATTACAAGAGGAATACCTGAAAAAATGCAAGAAGAAAGCAAAAAATGGCTATTAGATAATGGCTACAAATTGTTTTAGGAAGTGATAAAGAGTGATAGAAGAAATGAATAAAGTAAAAGCATTGTTTCCTGATAATGTAGAAAAAATAATTATCTCAAAAGATGATTACGATAGACTAACAGGGGAATTGACACTAGAAAACATTGAATTAAAGCAAGAAATAGAAAGACTAAACTCTATCATAAAAGAAGCAAGAGAATTATTAAAAAATGATTATTTTGAAGATGGATCATTTACTACTGAAAAAAGAGTATTTGAATTATTAGATAAAGTAGAGGAGAAAGAAAATGGAACAAGAAATAACTGATTATATAAGTGTTATGGTAGATAAATTAGATAAGATAATACAATACCTACAAACATACAAAGAAATAACTAGAGAGCAAGATATAGCAAGACAAAAACTAGAAGAAGCAGTATTTTGGCTAACTTATGGAATAGAGGAGAAAGAAAATGAATAATAAGCAAAGAGAAGTAGTAAACATAGTAAAAGAAAGAGTTAAGAATTTTTTAGAATACACATATAGAAATACTGATGTAGAGTTTACTGATGAAATGAAAAGAGAAATAGAGGGTAAAAATCTACCAATAAATTACACTACACTATATGAAGCATATCTAAATACAAGTGATAAGTTAAGAGAAAGCGATTACAAGTTATATCAAATAGAGAAGTACATAGATGAAGAACTTGTAATGACAAAAGATGGACTACAATTCTTAAAGTACACAAAAGAAGGAAAGAATATTAAGGACATACTAGATGGAAAAAAGGAATACAAAGTTAAAAGAAAGTGATGATGAGTTAATTGAAGATATTATTGAGGAGATAAGATTGTGAAAGAAAAATTAATTGAGATAATACAACATTATGGCACATTGAATCAACTTAAATATTTACATACTGAATACTTTGAACTTGACGAAGCTATCCTAGAATATGAAAATGATGAGTATTATCATTTTGATGAAGTAAACAATAGATACAAATTACATATTGCAGAAGAACTAGCCGATGTTATGACAATGTTAAAACAAATACAATACAACTATGGAATAACTGATGAAACAGTAAATGAAATAATGAATAAAAAAATAGATAGACAACTATATAGAATTGCTATGGAAGAAGAAACGGAGAATATATGAGTGATCTAAGTGGTGTTGTCTCTGATTATGAAAAAGCAATACAAAAAATAAAATCACAAGAAAGAGAAATAGAATTACTAAGAAATAGTTTAAAAAAATATAAAATATTAGCAAATAATGCAGGAAGATATAGACAAGAAAATAATACTTTAATAGAAGCAAACATAAAATTAGTCGATACAATTAAACAATATAACCCTAATCACTTTGTTGGTGGAACAGGAAGACACGATACAGTATTAGAGCCACTAAATAGCCCCATAGACGAATATTAAGATTAATTTGGTATAATTATACTAGAGAGACATAAAATCAAAATTAGAGGTATTTATGGAAGAAATTGAAGAAATAGAAGAACAAGAACGTATTGACGAACTAGAACGACTAGAGTATGAAAATAAAAAATTAAAAGAAAAATTAAACAAGATAACTGAAATAGTTAAGCATAAACCAGCACATACAAGTGATTATATTATTAATTATCAAAGTGCTATGGCACAACTAGAGAGTATTGTTTATGTTTTAAAGGGACTAGCATAGTCTCTTTTTTATTGCACGCAAAAAAAAGAGGAGAGCCACAACGGACTCTCCCTATACTGTATTATATTAAATAAAAAAATAAAAACCTAGACTACATGGATCTAAGTTTTTCAGTCGCCCATCTAACAAATTCTGCATTACTCATTTTTTTGTTTTTTAGCAATTCTTTTAATTCAGTATATTCTTCTTTCTTTAATTGAGCCGAGAACATACTATAATTCTTCTTGTTATAATCGTCTATATATTTTAATTGTTTTTGTTTTCCCTCACTGAATTGACTAATCTTTCCCATAATTTCACCTCACTTTCATTATATATCACTTGCTATAATAAGTCAATTTAAAGCACCTTTTTGTACCATAGACAAGCAAAATATCGGTTTATCTTCTCTACCATGATTAACTCTAATCATATCGCCAATTAAATACATACACGTTTCTTTACTACATAAGTCATGTGTTTCTTTAAATGGTATATGTTGCTTTAGATATTTTATTAGCTTGTTATGATATTCTTCATATTTAGGTATTTTTCTTAATTCTTCATCAATTACACGTAAAAGTGGTGTACCTGTACTAAAATGCTTTTTATAATAATCGTCAACTCCATAAGATAATAAATCTTCCAAATCAACATTATTATCTACTGGATCAATTTCATCAAATATAGATAATTGATTGTCTTCACTTGAAACATTTATATCTTCATTATCTAAATCAAACAATGTTAATTCTTTCATTTAAACACACTCCTTATATTCCCAATAATCATTTTCATAATCTTCAACATTGTATTTATCTTTATATTTTAAATACAAGTCTTTACTTGTTTTTACTAATTTAATACTCCAATAATCTTCAATTAGTGGTATTAAACTCTCGTTTTTTATTTTGTAATTTTTTAAAGCATTGTATAATTCCCAATTCTCGTCACTATCACACCAAGACATAGCACTTTTTCTCCAATCACTTATAGATTGTACATACATACCCCACGTTCCACCTTGATAATCTCTTACACCTCTATAATATTCCATGATTCACTCCTCCAATTCTTTTCTAACCAACTATCATAATATGGTGCGTTGCCATCAAAAAACCAACTAACCATTGAATTATAAAAATCTTCTTCATTAAGTTTTCCAATTATTTTTGAATATGTTTCTCTAAAACTTTCTACATATTTATCTTCATTTTCGTTAATTACTCTTTTTAATTTTAATAATCTATTTGTTTCTTCTTTATTCATTTTCCATTTTCTCCTTTTGAAGCATAGTTACAATGTTAGACCACAATTCAACTATTTGTAAATCAGTTAAACTATCAATATAATCTATCAAATCATATCTATTAACTTCTTTTAATGTTTCTTTTAACATTTTTCTGCGATATTTAAGTATAGTCATAACCTAATTACTCCATTTCTATTCCAACATGTTTTACTACTAAGTCGCCCATAACTCCTATTCCAACTCCAAGTAGATAGAAGTTATTCATTTCGTTCAAGATCTTAATTGCATCAGAACTTTGATTTATATAATTTACTAATTCTTCATTATCTATGCTTGTATCTTGTCTTAATCTAATCATTTCTTCTTCTAAATGTTTTATTAAATCGTTTTTATAACCAATTACAAAGCCGTCATATTCTATTAAATTTTTCATTTATCTCACTCCTTACATTTTCTAAATCTTCATTGTCCATAATTAAATATGTACTTTTATCTTTAAAATCTATTACTTGTATATCATTTAACTTCGTTTTACTAAAACAACTATCTATTAATCTTAATAAATCGTTGTTATTAGAATAGGGTAGAGTGTTATGAGTACCATTTACATCTACTAATAACACTCCTTTATAGTTTTTATATTCTATTTTCATTTCTAACTCCTAATACTTCTTAATTGGTAGTGCTAGATAAAAGCCATTTTCATTTTCATAAGTACATGGTCTTGTTTCTCCATAGTAATTCATTGTTACTTCACTATCTTTTATTTGTAGTAGTGTTACCATATCTTTTAGATATTCACTATCTAACATTATCTTGTTTCCTTTATTTGTTTCAAATGTCATTAATCTACTATCTTTGTTTTTACTTCCTTTTGCTTTAGATTTTTCTTTTACTTCTTCTACATTAAATGTAAATGTTTCCTCAGTATCTGCAAGTTTATCTATGATTGCTTTTAGATTAGGATAATTTCCCTCGATCTTCTCTATGTCTTTATGTTTCTTTGTATATTCTTTTTCGTTGTTTAATTCAGCATTAAATGCTACTTTAAATGGTAGACTATCTCTATTTAGTACGCATAATCTATAACTATCAGTAAATGCTACTTTATTATCTTCTAATGGTGTATATGCACTTAATACTGGTCTTATTTTTTCACTATATTTTAGTATCTTCTTTACTGTTGCAAGTACTTGTTTTTCACTTGCTTTATTTGTTTTTGTTTCCTTTTTTGTTTCTACTCGTGTATCTTCAATATCTAAAACGATATCAGATTCTTCTACTTTCTTTTTTTCTTTTGTTTGTTTCTTTTCTACTTTTTCAAGTCCTAAATCACTTCTTTTAATATACCAACACTTATTAAATGAACTCCATTTCCAATTGTTTTGTTTTAATATATCTCTTTCAAGTCCAGAGGGTATAGAGGTAAAATATATCTCTATACCTTCTTTTTTATTATTCTCTCTAATTGTATGCTTTGTTATTAAGTTATAATTCTTTACTAATGTATCTATCATTTTTTATTTTTCCTCACTTTCATTATTTGATTTACTACTTAAAAATGTTACTTTTTCGGCAACTACTTCAGTTTTATATGTTTTTTCTTCTAGTACATTTTCTTCTATAATTGTTTGTATTCTTCCTTTAACTCCTACAATATCGCCTTTTTTACAATATTCAGCTGTATTCTCTGCAATATTATTCCATAATCTGCAAGTTATAAAGTCCGTTTCATATTCTCCATTTTCATTTTTGAAAGGTCTTGGCACTGCTAGAGTTAATAATGTTTCTTTTTTTCCTCCCTCTAATTCCTTTACTTCTAGGTCGCTTGTTAATCTTCCTACTAATACTACTTGATTTAACATAAAATAATCACACTCCTTTACTAATTTTTTTATATTTTTCGTTAAATCTCTACTCTGTCTTTTCTAGGGCTTGTAACCTACCTCGGCGACATTAAAGATTACTAGATAAAATCTAGTAATTATTTTATATTTCTATTACGTTAGCATTTTGACATTTAATTCTATTTAATGTTTTAATTGCCTCGTCATAATCGTTAAATATTTTTGCATCTTCTTTTACGTTTGAAAAATTAACCATTATAATTGTTCCTTGTACTTCAAAAGTACCTGTAAAATAGCAATCGTCATATTGTTTTATTATGTATTTCATTATTCAATAACTCCTCTCTTTTTTAATTCTTGTACTTTGTATTCAAGAGGTCTAAATGCACTCAAAACATATTTTTCTTGTATGTAGTCATAGTCTACTGTTGCATATAACCACTCGTCTCTAAATCTTAGATATACAAATTCAATATCACTTTCTACAATATTTTCTAAAAAGTTTGTTAGATATTCTTCATTAATTCTTTTTTCTTCTCCTCGGTCTCTATGATATGCAATCGTTACATCTTCTTGAGGGTTGTCAAAACTATGTTCTCCAGACGTGGAGATCTTTTTTCTAAGTGATGATATATCTCCTAGATTAATTAATTCTTCAGTACGTGCGTTATTGTTATAATAATCAATTAACATTTTTCCATTGTATTCAACGTAACCGTCCCAATGACAATAGATACTTTTTACTTTTAATTCATTTTTGTTTGTACCAAAAACAATTCCAATTCTTGAACGTGTACTCATTTTTACACCTCACTATATTCAACTACTTGCATATTATTTTTTTCTGCAAGTCTTCTAATTTTTGATTGAATATGACTTGTTGTACTACTATATTTTTTAATGTTTAGATATATTTTATTGTTTTCGTGATATGCAATTCTAGTTGCATAGTTAATTAATTCTAGTCCATTACTTTGTAACGTTCTACCTTTGTACTCATAGTACCCATTGATGATATTTCTAAGTGGAGTTTGTGCTGCTTTTTTATTTAAAAAAGCTAAAATTACATTTTCATTATTCATATTTTTCGTTTCCTTTTCTAGTGCTATTTTTTAAGCACTTTATAACCAATAAATTTTATTAGTTATAAACTACCTAAAAAGATAGTTTTTCGCCTTGTATTGTGTTTATTTCACTATCACACTTTTTTACACGCTTGAGGGTTTCCACCTCATAACACTTAACGTCTTCTTCAGAACGTGCAAAGGTCTATGGAAATATATTTATTATTTTTTTGCTTTTTCTACCTACCTAAATAGTATCTTTTAATTGCCTTAAAAAGACTTGTTTAGGCGTTGTTTGAAAACTTCACCAACTAATCAAACAATAAATATATAATTTTCAAATAACTAAATGCGATTGTACGTGTCTATTATACGACTTGGTATAATATTAATTATTAGAAGTTTTCCCTCATTATTTGAGCCCACGATTTAAACTCACTTACCACGCACACTGTCTTGCAAGTAGTCGTTGTGTAGTCGCTTTTTCTCACTTCACTTACGATTATATCACTTCGTATATATTTAGTCAAGAACTTTTTCTTCAAAGTCCTTTTTCAGTCGGTAGCGATTAGGTCGCTTTTCTCAACTGACAACTCCATTATACCACTTCGTATGATAAAGTCAACAACAAATTTTTTAATAAATATATATTTATATATATTTATTACTTTTTTAAACTTTGCCAACTATTGCCACTTTTTTTATGTTATATATTATAATAACAAAGTGAACTCATAGTAGAAAACGTGAACTAATCAAAAGAAAAAAGAAGAAGTGTTTTATATGATAAACAAAGAGAAACATAGCAACAAACTAAGCGAAGAAGACAAGAAAAACATAATCAAAGAGTATGTACTAGATAGAAGTATAGAAAATCAATCTTTGATATGTAGTAAATACAATATAACACGTCAAACAATCTGGAAACTATCAAAGACAATAAACGAAGACCAAAAACAAAAGATAATAGATGCAAGTATAAAAGAGTATCAAAAAGAATTTACAAAAAAAACAACCATAATTATCAATAAAATGTTAGATAGACTTAATAAAGAGTTAGAAAATACCGATAAAATACAATTATCACAATTAACAACCTCAATCGGTATTTTATACGATAAGATGCGATTAAATGAAAATCTATCAACAAGCAATAATTCAATAAAAATAGACATAAAAATCGAGTAAAGCAACATAACGCATATTATAGGAAGTAAAAAAATTCTAGTCTACGACTAGAAAGGACTACTACTAGAGGAGGGAGACAAGCAACAGTGGTTGCATAGCAACCAAGCCGGGTGTACCCCTCCCTAGTACCCTATACCTTTGAAAAAGGTACTGAAAATTTTTTCAGGATACCTATATATATGCACATACACAGATATATTTTAAAACAGGTATTCAAAAGAATAAATTGTTATCTTAACGATAACATATAATTAAGAATAAATCAAATGCATATACAGATTCCTTTCTATGATCGTGCTGTTTAGCGAGACAACTCGCTAGTAGCATTGAGTAGATATATATATACGGTCTTTCAAGAGGACATATAATATGTTTCGTGTAAAAGCCGCAGTGTTGCGAAACACATAGGGTATCGATTTGCTAAAGAGCATACTACAAGACAACCATAACTTAGCTTAATTAGCTATAACAAACTTATATCTATTCAATGGTGCTAATGACAAGCATCACTCCGTTCATAAAAATGGTAGTCGAGCATACAAGACTTTAACTGTTGCAATCACCTCCGATGGACTGTTCTATATGAACTGGATCGGCAAGCAGCGAATGAAGCTGCTTAATGCTCATTATATAAAAAACTCTTTCCCCGATATAATGGGCATTGAGGAGTTTCACTCCGTGTAATTACATACCCCCGGTCAATATATGACATGGGGCTTTTTATTTGGACTTTTGTTAGGTACCAATACAGGTACTTAAAAACTGGAGGAAATATGGAGTTTGAGGTAATTGGGAAAATACAACCTAAACAACGACCACGATTTGTTAAACGAGGTGCATATATACAAACATATACACCTGAGCCTACATTAAAATATCAAAAATTAGTAGCAGATTCTTATTTGGAGAAGTATGGTAATCTAAAAGAATTAACTGGGGCATTATCTGTTGAGATAACTGCTTTTTTTAATGTACCAAAAAGCTATTCTAAAAAACGACGTAGAGAATTATATGGCAAGCCTAATACACAGCATAATGGAGACATTGATAATATTGCTAAGAGTGTATTAGATGGTTTAAATGGAATTGCTTATGATGATGACACGATAATATATGATCTTCATATAACTAAGTATTATGTAACAAGTGATGAAGATACTGAAAGAGTTGTGGTAAAGATATGCAATTAATATATTGTTGGTTTGGTGGGAACGAGAAACCTGAAGTTGTAAATAATTGTATAGCTTCATGGAAAAAAGTTATGCCAGACTGTGAGCTCTTGGAAATTAATGAAACTAATTTTGATATACACATGAATAAATATGTTGAAGCTGCTTATGAAAATAAGAAATGGGCTTTTGTATCTGACGTTGCTAGATTATGGGCATTATATAACTATGGTGGTATCTATTTAGATACTGACGTAATGGTATATCGTGATTTACGAGAATTAATTGATAATACTGTACCTGCTTTTACTGGGTTTGAACAACCAACGTACCCTGTATGTGCAGTAATGTATGCTGAGCCTAAAAATGAAATAATAAAGCAAATGTTAGATTGGTATGATGATAAGACATTTACAGTACATGAGAATTGGTATGAATATGAAACAAATACAATGATTATGTCAGATATACTTGCATTAAATGGAATCGACCGTAATAGATTTGAAACGCAGCAAGTACCGAACTTTAAAGTATATTCTAAAGAAGTTATGGACAAGTATCAGAAACACTTAATGCTTGGATCGTGGGGTGCAAAGTGAAAAAACAAAAGACACTATATGTTTATCACTCCAGATTTTGTGAAATTGGTGGAGTTGAAACATTTTTATATAACTTTGTAATTAATTTATGGGAATACTACGATATAACAATACTCTATGATACTGGGTATTATACACAAATGCAGCGTATAAAACCCTATTGTAACTTAGTTAAGTATGATAAAAACAAGACATATACATGTGATATATTTATTCGCAATTCTGTGTGGGGTAGCGTTCCTGATAATGTAGTATCAAAAGATAATCGTTATATTGAAATGAGACACGCTAATTATAAATATTTATATGATAAAAAGATATTAAATGGTGAATATAAGCCTTTCAGTAAAACAAATGAGGTAATCGGTTGTGGTTACTTTGTTTCTAAAATGTCGGAGTTAGTCTTACACGATAAGCCTACAACGATTCAAAATATACTAGCACCAACACAAAAAGTTAAACCTGTTTTACATTTAATTAGTTGCACACGTATTGATCCTGATAAAGGTGGAAAACGTATGGAGAGGCTTTGTGAAATGTTACGTGAAGCTGGTATTAAGTTTGACTGGAAAATATTCACAAACGGTCCTCATCACTTAACTGGAGAAGAGATACAGTACTATGAGCCTAGATTTGATATATGGGACTATTTAGCTGATGCTGATTATACTGTTTTACTCTCTGACGTTGAGGGGCTTCCTTATACAGTACAGGAGTCTTTGCAATATAAAACTCCATGTATTGTAACTGATATTGAGGGTTGTACTGAATTAGTACATGATGGAGTCAATGGCTATGTAGTACCTCTTGATATGAAATTTAATGTTAAAAAGTTATTAAAGATACCTGTTTTAAAAGATTATGATAATCACGCTAAAGAAAAATGGCTAGATTATCTTGGAGGAGGAGTATATATGAAAAAGACTGAAAAGAAAATACCTGAGGAGAAATTAATTAAACTTGAAGCAATTAATACTGATGAATACGATAGATATGCTGAAATTATTAAAATAACACCTAAGAATAATAAATTACTTGGTTGGGTTATTGCTGGAGACATCTTAGAAACTAATGAAGAAATTGCAAAAGACCTAGAAGAAAAGAAACTAGCTAAGAGAATAGATGAGTAATCTATTCTTTTTTTATTTGAAAGAGGGTGATTAACCACTTGGCAAACTTAGATGTAAAAATTACTAAGAAACAAAACGAGTTTATGACATCTGAAGCTTTCGAGACATTGTTCGGAGGGGCTGCCGGTGGTGGTTAGGTAAGACCTACGCACAAATAATTGATGCTTTAGTCTATGCCTGTAAATATGGTGGCTCTAAACAAATAATCTTTAGACGTACTTTCCCAGACTTAGAACGTTCGGTAATTCGTACAACACAAAGCATATACCCACGTGAAATAGCTAGTTATAACTCTGCTAAACACGTTTGGACTTTCAAAAATGGTAGTTTAATCGACTTTGGTTATATTGATAATGAACAAGACGTATATCAGTACCAATCAGCAGAATATGACGTAATAAGATTTGATGAGTTAACACACTTTACTGAATACATGTATGTATATATGATTTCACGTTGTCGTGGTGCTAATGACTTTCCAAAAAGAATAAAGTCTAGTACTAACCCGGGTGGAGTTGGACATGAGTGGGTAAAGCAAAGATTCATCGATATTGGTAAACCTAATGAGATACATACAGTTAAAAACGAGGTTGGAACAAACAACACTCGTATTTTTATACCTAGTTTTGTAACCGATAATAAATATTTAATGGAAGCCGATCCTGATTACATAAAACGACTTGATGCACTACCAGAAAAGGAACGTAAAGCACTAAAAGATGGAAACTGGGATATATTTGATGGGCAATATTTTACTGAATTTGATAGAAAAATTCATGTAATAGAGCCATTTAATATACCAAATGAGTGGGATCGTTATAGAAGTATCGACTATGGTTTAGATATGCTTTGTTGTTTATGGGTTGCAATTGATCCACAAGGTAATGAATATGTTTATAAAGAACTCTATGAGCCTAATTTAATCGTATCTAAAGCAGCAGCACGTATTTTAGAAGTAAATGGTAAAGATAAAATCAAATTTACTTATGCACCACCTGATTTATGGAATAGACGTAATGATACTGGTAAGAGTGCTTGTGATATATTTCGTGAAAATGGCATTATTTTAAGACGTAGTGCTAATAACCGTATTCAAGGTTGGTATGCAGTAGCAGAACATTTAAAAGTTTATGAAACTACTGATGAACAAACTGGAGAGACAAAAGAGACCAGTAAGTTAAAATTCTTTAATACTTGTCTAAACATAATCAGAACTCTGCCAGTAATACAACATGATGAGAAAAATGCTAATGACGTAGCAAAAGAGCCTCACGAATTTACACATGCACCAGACGCTTTAAGAGGCTTCTGTATTGAGAGAACACGTGCAACGAAGATTATGACTGATGATGAGCGTATGTTCCTAGAAAGTCAAAAACAACGCCGTAAAGAAGGTATTTTGGGAATAGCTGGTGCAGTAGCAACACGAGGCTATATGAGTTATGGAGGGTAAATGAAAATATTATTAATAATTCTATTGTTAATTTTGATAACAATGAATATTATTACAATTTATATGTGTTTTATGTCTTATGAACGTAAAAATATTAAGTTAAAAGAGCCAATGAAACCAAAATTAACAAAAGAACAAAAAGATAAACAAGAACAGTTGAAAAAATCATTTGATAATTTAATGAATTATGACGAGAGTGTAGCTCGTAAAATAAGAAAGTAGGTGCCTAATGGAAGAAGAAAAACATGAAAAGAACAATATAGCTAAAGATTGGGCACTATATGAAGCTGGAATTAAATACAATAACGCATTATATGGTAGTGATAAGAACTACTATGAAACAATAGATGCAAATATTGCATTTGCAAATGGAGATCAATGGAGAAATGTTGTTGCAGATGGGCTACCAAAGCCTGTTTTTAACATTATAAAGAGAGTAAAACAATTCAAAATCGCTAGTTTAAAGACTGATAATATTGCTATTTCAATATCTCCTATGGAGTACAGACCACAAAGTATGGAAGTAACAATGCAGCAAAAGGTAAAAGATACTGATTTAGCAAATGCAGAGATAAGAAACATACTAGAGAACATTAATTTTGATGCTTTATCACGTACATTACTTGGAGATGGCTTTGATACTGGAGACTGGTGCTTACATTGGTACTTTGATAATGATGAACAACCATTTAAACAAAGTAACCCAGAAGTAAAAGGTATCATTAAAGCAGAAATAATTGACGCAACAAATGTAATGTTTGGTAACCCTAACACTAGAAAAGTTGAAAAACAACCATATATCTTAGTTGTTGGGCGTGATTTAGTTAAAAACTTACGTGAAGAATATAAGAAAAACAATTCAGATAGTGGATGGAGATATATTGAGTCCGATAATGATACACAGTATCAAATGGGAGACAATGGTAAGGTTGAAGCTGATGCTGATGGCTTTTCTAAAGCAATATATGTAATAAAGTATTTCAAAAAAGATGGAAAAATTTTTGCTCATAAATTTGTACAAAATACATACATTTATGAAGATAGAGATACTGGTTTAGATTACTACCCAATTGCATTTAATAACTGGGAGCCAGTTAAAGGATCATATCATGGTAGAGCAGAAACTACTGGAATAATACCTAACCAAATAGCAATTAATAAAATGTTTGCTATGGTAATATACCACTTAATGTTAACTGCATTTCCTACTGCTGTGTATGATGCTGATAGAGTTGAAAATTGGACAAATGAAATTGGTGCACAAATACCAGTAATAAATCTAAATGGAGAAAGTATAAAAAATGTAGCTGGTTACTTAGAGCCAGCAACAATGTCATCACAAATAATGAACGCTATTGAACTTGCTATGCAATATACAAAAGAAACACTTGGTGTTGGAGACGTCTCTTTAGGAAACGTAACAATGAATAATGCAACAGCAATTATAGCAATTCAAAAGAGTGCTGCTGTTCCTCTTGAGAACGTTAAAGCTGCATATTACGAATTTGTTGAAGACTGTGGAAGAATAATGATTGATATGATGGCAACATACTATGGTGTTAGACCAGTAGTAATTGAATCTGACCTAGGTAGACAAGTTGAAATGTTTGACTTCTCTAAGTTAAAAGGTATGTGGTTACATATTAAAACTGACGTTGGAAGTGCTAGTTATTTCAGTGAAATTGCTAGTCTACAAACATTAGATAACTTATTAAATAATGGTATGATTGAGTTTGTTGAATACTTAAAGAGAGTACCTGATGAGTTAATTCCTCAAAAACAAGAATTAATCAATTCAATTCAAAGTAAAGATATGTACAAGACTGCAATATACAATCTTATGGGACAATTCATTGATACACTACCACCTGAAGAACGTGCTAACTTAATGCAATTAAACCCAGAGCAAATGGAACAAACAGTACTAGAAATGATGGGTGCACTTGAAGGTGGTACAAATGGTATGGCACAAGTACAAGATATGGAAGCAGCTGATATGAACGATGCTGGTTATGCAGAACTAATGGCACCGCAAACAGAGGTTGGTAGAAATGACGTTGAAGCTATGAATAAATTAGCTGAAATTGGAGGAGGACTACAATCATGAAAAATAGCAAGAGAGTAGAAAAACAATGGGAAGACCAAAATGACGAACAATTAAAAAAAGAAATTGGTATTCTTAAAAGAAACAAAAAATTTTCAGATAATATGGTAAAAACAAATAGCACATATACAAATAAACAAACAGGTCAAAAGTTTTCACCAGAACATTATAAAGAAATTTCAAAAGTTGAAAAACAAGCAATTGATAGAGCAACAGATGAATTAAAAAAGCGTAAAAAAATCAAAGCCTTGAAAGATCGTTCAGTAAAAGTTGGAGATGAACGTTCTAAATTATTAAAGAAGAGAGACAAAGTAGACGTAGAATTGGAGTCATAGATTATATGAAAAAAGTTGAAGTAATAACTGAGCATAAATGGGAAGTTGAAGAAGCAGTTGAAACTTTAAAAAGATATGCAAAGTTAGTTGAAGATAAAAAACTAAAAGAACAAGCAGTTGCTAAACTAGAAGAAGAAGCAAACAAATATAAAGAAGTAGCAAAAGATTTGAAATAATTAGATGCAGAAACAGAGGGAAGTAATAATACTTCCTTTTTTTGTGCACCTAATTGCACACACCTAAACCAAGGTGGAGAGGAGAATTTTTAAATGGAAAACGAAGTAGAAAACAACACACCAGTTGTAGATACAGAAGTATCCGACAATGACTTCTTTGATGACATTAGTGATGAAGTTATTAATGAAACAGAGAGTCAAGACGTAGAAGAAACAAAAGAGGAGTCAGAAAGTAGTACACCAAACGAAACTGATAATTCAAATGAAGAAACTACGGAAGTGGACTATAAGCCACTACTAGAGGCATTAAGTCAAAAAGTTAAGTACAACGGAGAGTCAGTAACTATCGATAATATTGAAGATTTGATTACTAACTATCAAAAAGGACTTAACTATGACAAGAAGCAAGAACAATATGAAAACTTGCAGAACTCAAAGGTTGAACAATATGTCTCTAAAAAAGCAAAAGAATTAGGTCTAACAGTCGATGAATATATCGACCAAGTTGAGAACTATGAAAGAGAGCAAGAAAAAGAAAAAGAAAAAGCTCGTCTTGAAGAAATGATTAACAATGGAGTACCTGAGGACGTTGCTAAAGAAGTAATTGCTACAAGCCAATTACGTAAGCAATTACAAGAAAAAGAAAATGCTTTAAAGGAACAAGAGGAAGCAGCACAAAAGGAAAAAGACAAAAACAAAGAATACTCTGATTTTGTTGAAAAATTTCCTGATGTTAAGCCCGAAGATATTCCTGAAGAAGTATTTGTTAATGCACAAAGTAGTAATTTAGTTAGTGCGTATAAAGATTGGCTAATAAAAGATTTAGAAACTAAATTACAAATTCAAGAACAAAACGCTAAAAATGCAAAGAGTGCAATTGGTAGCGTTACTGAGACAGGGCAAACTAAAAAACAAGAGCCTAATGACTTATTTTTGGAGGGCTTTGACTCAGATTAAAAATTTATTTTTTAGGAGGAATTAAAGATGGCAGTAAATTTAGCCGAAAAATACGCTTCAAAAGTTGATGAGCGTTTTAAATTAAAATCATTAACTGAACCATTTATTAACCGTGATTATACATGGGAAGGAGTTAAAACACTACACGTATATTCTATACCAACAGTTGCTTTAAATGACTATGATAGAACAGCAACAAGTAATAGATATGGATCTCCTGCTGAATTAGAAGATACAGTAGCAGATTACACATTAAATCAAGATAAGAGCTTTACTTTCATTATCGATAAAGGAAACAATGTTGACTCAATGAACGTAAGAGGAGCTGGTAAAGCACTTCAAAGAGAAATTGATGAAGTTATCGTTCCTACAAAAGATGCTTATCGTTTAAGAAAGATTGCTGCTGGTGCAGTTGCTAACAATGGTTATGCTAGTGCTAGTATCAATGCATCAAATGCTTATTCTAAATTCTTAGATGGACAAAAATATCTTGATAACAACAAAGTACCTCTAGCTGGAAGAGTAGCTGCAATTAGTGCAACTTTCTATACTTATATTAAACAAGACTCTACATTTATTAAATCTGGAGATATGTCTCAAAAGATGCTAGTAAATGGACAAGTTGGAGAAATCGATGGAGTTAAGTTAATTAAAGTACCTGATAGTTATCTACCAACAAACTGTGCATTTATTATTACACACCCTAGTGTAACAGTAGCTGGAGACAAACTTGCTGAATATAAAGTACATGATAACCCACCTGGAATTAATGGTAACTTAGTTGAAGGTCGTGTATATTATGATGCATTTGTTTTAGATGCAAAGAAAAAAGGATGCTACGCTCACTTCACAAGTGGATCAATGTAAAATACAATCAAAGGAGTTTTTCCTTTGATATAAGAAAAGCACTACAATGGTGCTTTTTTGATATGAGAGGAGAGATTAAATGAAAGCAATAGAAGTATTTACACAAACAATGGCTATGCTTGATGAAATGACAGATACAGGAGAGCTAGATACAACTTCAGTAGCCGACTACAAAGCAAGAACTCCTTATATATTAACATCATTACAAAATGAAATTATAGGTGTTGAAAATAGATATCGTAAATATGGTGCTTACATTAGACCAGTACCAATAACTGATTTAGAAAATCAAGACGTACAGGTTGATGATATACAAGCAAATACGTTACTTGTTTATGGTTTAGCAGCAAAGTTAATGGCTGATGAAAATAAAACATTAGCAAACTTTATGCAACAAGAATTTGAACGTTTAAGTGGAATATTCTTAAAACCTAAACCAGCAACACCAGAATCTAGAGAAGATATATATGACGCTTCTCTAAAATACTAGGAGGTATTATATGAGCAAAATACCAACAAATACAGATATAGCACCTTATGTTATTAGAAAGTTTTTAGGCTTAAATCTAACTACAACTGGAGATACACAAATATTAGATGGAGAGTCTGGGAACATGACTAACTTTGTAATTACTGATGATTACAAGTTACGTAAGTGTAATGGTTATGCAAAAGTATATGATTTTACTGAGCAAATAACTGGTACATACGAATATATAACTGGAGGCAATACTTATCTATTAATAGTTTCAGATGGAAAGCTTTATAAAATACCACAGTCAAAATTAGATGATGATTCAACATGGGAGACTTTATCTCCAACATTAATAGGTAGTGTCGGCAATTACGATACTACCTTTTTTTCTTTTGATGGAAAAGTGTATCTCTTAAATGGACATAAGTATTATTCATACGATGGTACTACTTTAGCAGAAGTTGAAGGTTATACGCCTTTAGTTTTTGTTAATGCACCTCCAACTGGTGGTGGTACTGAATACGATCCAATTAATATCTTATCTCCAAAGAAACACATGACATTTAATGGAGATGCAATACACAATGTATTTCAACTACCACAAAATAACATAGCAAGTGTTGATAAAGTTATTGTAGATGGTACAGAAGTAGCTGCTGCTAATTATCAAGTAGACTTAACAGATGGAACAGTAACACTTGATGCTGAGCCTCAAAGTGGAACTGACAACGTTGATATTTATTGGTCTAAAAACGATGGAAACAGAGGCTTAATTGAAGGTATGAAAGCTGGTATAGTTTATGGTGGAGACGTAGATACAAAAGTATTCTTGTATGGTAACTCTAGTACTCCAAATAGAATACGTTTTAGTGCTACTGCTAATGGTGCACCTAGTGCTGAATATTTCCCAGCAACGAACTTAGTAGATATAGGAGTTAAAAACTTTGCAGTAACAGACTGTACTAGACAATACGATAGATTGATAGTAACTACAAACAAACCTGAAGCATATACAATAGGTATCGATTTAATAGACGTAAATGGTTATGAAACGCCAAGTGTAGTAACACTACCATTAAACGAAGTACATGGAAACATAGCCTTTGCACAAGGGCAAGTAATAAACAACGATCCAGTAACAATTGAAAAAGGACAAATAATTAGATGGAAGTCAACAACAATAAGAGATGAAAGAAACATGGAGGTTATCTCAGACAAGATTAAAGATGACTTAATCAGTTTAGATTTATCTGCTGCAAAAACATGCGACTTTCAAGATAGAAATCAATTATGGGTTGCAATAGGTAATAAAGTGTACATTTATAACTACTTCAATAAAACATATTCAAGATTGTTACTACCAGTTGATAGTGACTTATTTCAAGTTGTTGGAAGAAGTATGTATATGACTGACTTAGAAGGTTGCTTATATAAATTCGATGAAAACTATCAATTATTTGATGACGAGCCAATAAAAGCACATTGGGAAATGAACTTCTCAAATTTTGGTATGTCTTATCTTAGAAAGACAATGAGAAAGATATGGGTACTAATGCAACCTCAAATGAGTGCAAGTGCCGATATTGGTTACATAACAAACGTAAACGAATCTCCAGTTAAGAAAACAATATCTTATAAACTTGTATTCTTTGATGACGTTGACTTTGCAGATTGGTCTTTTAAAGTATCATCAGATCCACAGCCTTTTAGATTGAAATTAAAAGCAAAGAAATTTACGAACTTAAAGATAACAATAGATAACGAAAATGAAGATGATTGTACAATCTTAGAACTTGCCTTAAAGCTAGAGGCAAATGGAGAAAGCAAATAACAATGAGAGGACGAATAGGAGGTAAATATGGCTTTAACAAAATTAACAACAAACTTAAATAACATACAAGCATTACATGATAAACCAAATACTGCCGATGGACTAACAGCCGACCAATTAAAAGAGAAATTTGATAAGGCTGGAAATGATATTAAAACATATATCAATAGTACATTAACTGAAGAATTAGATGCAGTAGTAGCAAACACATATACTGAAACTGAAATAGATAATATGATTTCTGGTTTAAGTAGCACATATTACAACAAAACTGAAACTGATAATAAATATCAACCAAAGATAACGTATGGTACTGGTACACCAGCTGGTGGTAATAACGGCGACATATATATCAAGTACAGCTCGTAAGAGATAGGAGGTATAAATGGCAACTTTTACAGGTGGTACTCAGTACAGAGGGTACACATTAAAACTAGACGTATGGGAGTCAAGTTACGATACTAACGCAAATACAAGTTTGGTTGAGTGGGCATTATATATAGTAAACGGAAATGCTAGATTTAATGCTAACTTTCAATATTCAGTAACAATAGATGGCTCAAATAGAGCAAATTATAGTGGTAATGTAAATACAACAGATGTTGGGTATAATACTCAACACTTTTTAACAAGTGGCTCTTATACAGTAGGACATAACAGTGATGGAACAAAGAGCATTTATTGTTCTGCAAGTTGTAGTGGTGGTGGACCTTATGGACCGGGTAATGGTAGTTGTGGTGGAAATTTAACACTAACAACAATACCACGAATTGCAACTATTAACTCGTTTAGTGGTAATGATATAGATAATGATTTTGCAGTATATTTCAATAAATATATTAGTAATTGGACTACTTATTTAAGAGTATCTATTTCAGGCGGTGCGCAGTTAGATAGAATCGCTTATAACACAAGTGGTGCTATTTATAGACTACCTGATAGTGCAAAAGACATAATCTATAATACAGTAGGTAACAATGATACAGTAAACATTTCAGTAGTAATAGAGACATGGAACGGCAATACTAAAATGGGTGAAAGTAGTGCACTAACAAATACATGTAATATAAATAGAAATGTTTGGTTAAACGTAAATGGAACATGGAAAAGAGGTATTCCTTACGTGAAGGTAAATGGAACGTGGAAAAAAGGAGTACCTTACGTAAATATAAATGGAGTATGGAAGAAGGGTATATAGATGAATTATGAACAAGAATTAAATAATCTTAGAAATGCACAAAAAAATGCTGCTATGAGTGATCTACAAGCAACAAGAGATACAGCACTTTCAAATTTACAAGCAGAAGAAGCACAAATAAAACCCACTTATGCAGCTCAACGTAGCACAGCAAATGCACAAAATAGAGTAGCAGCACGTAATTTTCAAGAATATCTAGCAAACACTGGTCGTGCTAATAGTGGTATTGGTGCACAATATGAAATGAGTAGACAAAATTCATTACAAAATGGTTTGAATAGCATAAATGCTGCTGAAGCTCAAAGCCTAGCAGATATTGCTCGCCGTAGAAGTGATGCACAAAATGCTTACAATACTGGTTTGGCTAGTGCAAATGCAACAGTAGAGGCAAATTATATTCAAAACTTACTAGACCAGAGACAACAACAATGGGAGAGAGACTTTGCACAAAAACAATTTGATGAGCAAGTTAGACAATATAACCAAAATAGGCAAGATGAATTAAATAGACTAGCAGCTCAACAAGCAGTAAGTAGTAGTAGAGCAATTGGTACTAAATCAAGTAGTAAGAAAACTTCAAAAACAAGCGATGAGCCTCTATTTACTGATGGTAGCAACAATACACAATTAACATTACAAGAGCAAAATGAAACAGTACAAAACGCAGCTAAACCGGGCGAAAGATATATTAAACAAGTTAAGACAGCACAAGGTGGAACAGCTAGTCAGTTATGGATGAAAACAGCAGACGGAAAAGATTATAGAATTAGATAGGAGGTGTTAAAATGGCTTCTAAAAACAAAAAAGACTATACAGGTACAATAGTATCTATCGACAATAGTGGTAATGTAGTCAGAACAACTCCTAAAACTGAGACAAATAAAAATACAGTAACAAAAGTAAATTCAAACACAAGTAATCTTGTTAGTACTCCAACAGTAACAGCTAAGACAACAGTACCTAAGATTAACAGTCAACAGTTGGCTAACAAGAATTACAATGATAAGTTATCAATTTTCAATAAAGCATCTGAGGCATACGATAAAAAGAGAATTGAAGAATTAAATAAAAACAACATAGATTTAACTAGAAAACTAGATAAACAAGATTTTAGAAACAATGTACAAGATGGTAGAGTTGTAAATAAAAAGACAATGCAAGAACGTGAGAAACAATACGAACAATTCCAACCAAAACTAGAAGAATTAACACAAGCAGAACACGATGCAAAAAGAAAAGCAAAAAATGATCTAAATTTAGCAGTATATCAAAAAGCAGTAGCAGATGTAGATAATGAAAAAGTTACTTTGGGAGATCAATTTTTATATCCATTTGTTAGTGGTGTTGGAGATTATTTTAGTCAAATGTACGATTATGATGAATATGTTGACGAAAATGGTAAAACCATGTATCTTCCTAGTTTTAACGATTTAATGTATCAAAAAGTACGAGAAAGTTATGGAGATAGTTTGTTAGGAAAAGGTGCTCGTTTTTTTGGAGATACAACGCATGAATTAGGAAAACAAGCAGCATCATCAATTTTGAATACAGTACCATATTTAGGAACTGGACTATACTTCACTGATATAATCGCAGACCAGTATAAACAAAACATCAATGAAGGTTATGATGAAGAAAAATCTATGAAAGATGCACTACTAAAAGGTGGTGCTAACTACATTAAACAAAAGATTATCGGTGGACTAGGTGGAAAATTAACAAATAGCGATTCGTCTTGGTTAGAAAAAACATTAACTAACAAATGGGCCAATATAGTATCAAACCCTCGTGCAGTTAGTATGTTAAGTAGTATGAGTGCAGAAGCAATAGATGAATTTACTGATACATTTGTAGAAGCTGGAATAGATGCTGCTGTATTAGGCAAAGAATTTGATGGTATGGATCTATTAAAAGATGCTGCTTATAGTGGCTTAATCGGTGCTGGAACAGGTGCTGGTAACAATGCTGCTGGTCAAGTAATTCAAATGGTAGCAAATAAACTAAATAAACAAAATGCACTAAATAATCAAAATACAGTACAGAATAATATAAATGAGGTACAAGATGTACAACCTACTACACAAACAGAAACACCTCAAATTCAAACGAAACAAGGGGAGAATAAAAATACTCAACTTAATACAGAACAAGCACAAGTAGACCTAAAACAAGGCAATAACGAAGTATCTAACCAAACTGTTGAAAATAAACCTACGATAGATATAAAAACAGATAATAAAAATACTCAAACTACACCAGAGCAGTTGTCTTTAGATTTAGAAAATACTAACAATGATGAAAGAAACGGCTTAAACGAAAGAGAATATAATGAAATAAAAAGAAGATATAAAGACCTTATTGAAACCACTGGTTTTGAAGAAGATTTTAATGAAAATGCAACACCTGAAGAAATGCTTGGACAGTTAAAACAAATAAAAGAAGCATACGAATATGATGGCTTTTTAGAACAAGCACGTTGGGAAGGTGGAGATGTATTAAAAAATACTAAAAATGAGTATGCTAAGATAAATAGATTTATTAATAGATTTGATAGTTTGCTTAACAAAGACAATTCGGTTAATACACAAACCGAAAATGTATCTAGTAAAGTAGAACAAACACAACCACAAGTACAAGAGAATAACAATGTACCAGAAGTTAAAAATGAAGATGTTATTACTTTAAAAAGTGATAATTCAGATACTAAAAGTAGCACTTCAAAAGCAGAGGACACTGGTGTATCTATAAATGGTAAAAGAGTACAAATTGAAGTACCTACTAATAGTCATAAAAATAAATTGGGTCAAAATATTACAAATAACATTGATACAAAAAAGGTTAAAAAAGGCGATGGAGATTCAAAATTTTATGACACAGTAACTGAAAGGTCTAAATTTGTTAAACAAGAAGTAAAAGATAAAATTAGTAATGATGATTTTATTAAACATTATGACAAAATAACAAATGAAAAAACATTAGATAAAGTAATAAATAAGTTAGGTCAAGAAGGTACACAAGCAATTAGTGAATTTTTTGCAAGCGACAAGCAATTAACTCCTGAAGATACTGCTATGGGAATTGTTTTATTTGAACAAGCTCAACAAAATGGCGATTATGATATGGCTAATAAAGTATTAAGAAAATTGCGTGAAAATGGTACTACAACAGGTCAAATATTACAGTTATATAGTCTTTTCTCTCGTATGACACCAGAAGGTATGTATAAATGGGCTGGAGATCAATTACTAAAAGCAGAAGAAATTTTTGAGAAGAATAAATCTAAAAAATGGATAAAAGAAAATAAAAATAGATGGCAATTAAACCCTAACGAAGTTAAATACCTAAAAAGTCAGATGGAGAAAGTACAAAAATTAAATAACAGTACTGATAAAATGGCAGAAGTATCTTTATCTACTTATGGTCAAAAAGATAATGGAAAAACAATAAAAGTAACTAAAGAAAGAGCAACACAATTAGAGATAGCAAAAATTCAAAAATTAATAGAAAATAAAATACCACCTGAAAAAGGTCAAGGTTTAAAAGCATGGATGAGAATATCTATGTTAGGAAACCCTAAGACAATAGGTACTAGAAACCCATTAGGAAACTTATTAATTAAACCAGTAAATGATGTAGGAGATGTACTAGGAACTATCTTAGATAAAGCAATATCTAGCAAGACAGGTGTAAGAACAAAAGGTACTCCACAAATTGCTTCATCAATAGAGGGCTTTGTAAGAGGTGGAAAAGAATCAATTCAAGATTACAAAGTTGGTGTTAATACTAGAGACATTAAAGGTAATAGATTTGAGGTTGGTCAAGGTAAATCATTTAATGAACAACATAAAGGAATACTTGCTAATCAAAGAAATGAAGTTTCAAAAATACTAAATAAAATGGATAATGGTGTATCTTTTGTATTAGATTTTGGAGATAGACCTTTCTATGAAATGGCATTTGAAAATTCTTTAAGTAATCAAATGGAATTAAATGGTATTGATGATGTTAAAAATGCACCTAAATGGATGCTAGAAAATGCACAACAAGAAGCACTAGAGAGAACATGGCAAGATGATAACAACTATACTAAAGGAGTATTAAATGTAAGAAAAGCATTAAATGATATGATTCATGTTGGCGATTATGGAATAGGAGATGTATTAATTCCTTTCGCAAAAACACCTGCTAACTTAACTAAAGCAATAGTTGATTATTCTCCGGTTGGAGTAGCAAAAGCATTAGTGCAAGGAAACAACCTAAGGAAATCAATAAACAATGGTCAATTTACTCCTCAAATGCAACATCAATTTGTAAATCAATTAGGTAAAGCGATGGCTGGAAGTATGCTATATGTACTTGCAAGTGGTTTAGTAAATGCTGGTGTAATAACTGGTAAAGAAGATGAAGATAAAGATGTTGCAGACTTTATGAAAAACACATTAGGTATTCAACCATATTCAATAAAAATAGGGGATAAATCATTTACTTATGACTGGGCTCAACCAGTAGCTGCACCTTTTGCAATTATGGCAGATTTAGACAAAACGGTAGATAGTTCTAAAGAAGAAAAAGACTTAACTTTTGTACTAAAAAGTGCAATTAGTTCAGCAGGTGCAATTTTATTAGAACAGTCATTTTTAGAAGGAATAAAAGATGTGTTAGGTGGTTATGGAGATCCAGTAGATAATTTATTGAGTGAAATAGAAGGACTACCTGCTAGAGCAGTACCTACTTTCTTCCAACAAATAGCAACATTAATCGATGGAAAACAGCGTATGTCTTATGGAAATGACGGCATATCAAATATTACTTCACAAGCAAAAGCAAAAGTACCGGGTCTTGCTAGTGATTTACCAGTTAAGAGAAACACTTTAGGACAAGAAGTTGAAAGATACGGTGGGGAAAATAATGTATTTAATGTATTCTTTAACCCAGCAAATTATAGTCAAGGCAGAGCAACTGAAAGTGCAAAAGAAATATACAGAGTATATCAAGCAACAAATGATAAAACTATACTTCCTAGAACTGTATCAAATACTATAAGGAACGAAGATGGAACAAAACTAACAAATGCACAAAAGAGTGAGTTCTTGAAGATAAGTGGTGGTATTGTTGATGACAATATTAAGAAACTTAAAAATAATAAAGACTATCAAAATATGAGTGATGTAGATAAAGCAGCAGTAATCAAAAAGATAGTTGATTATGCTTACAACAAAGCAAGAGAACAAGTAACAAATCACGAATTAGCTTCTGAATATAAAAAAGCAGACCAAGCATCCGAAACAGGATATGCATTATATGATTATTACGCAACCAAGCAGTCAACAAAGCAAACAAATACAACTAGCAGTAAAAGTAGTAGTAATAGATATCAAGAAATGAAAGCACTTGGAATAGATGGAGAAACTTTTGATAGATTTAAAGCATTTGTAAAAACTGCAAAAGGCGAATCAAGAACTGGTGGACTAACAAAGAAACAAAAAATAATTAATTGGATAAATGCACAAAATCTAACAAAACAACAAAAACAAAATCTATATAATGACTATGTTGAAAATTCAAAAGTATATTCAAGTTATAATTAAAGGAGGTAAGTAATGGTAATCATTAATAAAGATACGTTAGACATGGAAACAATAAGAGGCAATACTGCCTCTTTTGCTTTTAAATGTACTAATAAAATCAACAGACTTAGCATGTTTAGTGATGGAGACACAGTATACTTCACGATACGTAAAATCATTGGTGGTAATGCAATCTTACAAAAGACTTGCACTGAATTTCCTGATGATATATGCACAATTGAAGTATCTCCAGCTGAAACACAAGCACTGGACGAAGGTAATTACATATATGATTTAATTCTTCATCGTGCTGGTGGAGAGGTAGATACATTAAACCCAAATAGAAAATACTCAAATTATAGTGTTAAGAAAGGAGTAAAGAATGAATAATGATGATTTTATGCCTATGTTTGAAATCGAGATACAAGCAGGTGCAAAAGGACAAAAAGGAGACAAAGGCGACAAAGGAGACCAAGGCATCCAAGGCATCCAAGGCATTCAAGGAGAGCAGGGTATTCAAGGCATCCAAGGAGAAACAGGACAAGCAGGAGAAACAGGAAATGGTATATCTAGTTTAGAACAAACGGTAGTTGCTTCACATAGTGGTGGAGTAAATGAGTGGACATTAACAGAAACAAATGGAACAGTAGATAAATTCTATGTAAAAAATGGCGATTTAGAAGATTTTGTAGCAGGAACAGGAATTGATATTACAAAAAACGATGATGATGAGTATGTAGTTAGTACTACTAATGATGTATCTAGTCTATCAATTACTCAGTCTGAAACGTATGGCATGTTATATCTAACTGCTGGTAGTACATTTTCTGCAAAAATACCAGAAGCAAGAATTGTAGGTGCTAATAAATGTAACCCTACAATTATTAACCCACCAGAGCATAATGAAGGTGTTGAGTCAAATGCAAGTGCAAGTTATAACAGTACAACTGGTGCTATGCATGTTACTGGAACAGTATCAAACGGATCATGGTATCAATACACAATATTTGCAAGTATAGACCAATTGCCTAGTGGTACATACTCTTTCTCTCTAGGAAGTGAAAGTACACCAGCTAACGAAAGACCACAACTATTCTTCTTTGATTCAAATTACAACAAAGTAGCTCAAATGGGTACAGTAAACAACTATATCGATAATCAAACTATCTCATCAAATGTAAAGTACATTGGTGCTTATATGAAAAGTGGTACATTTGATTTCACTATATACCCACAAATTGAAAGTGGTGCAACACATACTGATTTCTACCCATACTTTAATGGAGATCCGTTTGGTTTAGGTGGTTTGATGACTGGTTTAGATAAAGAAAAACTAGATAATATTGACGCCGAAATAGCATCAGTAACAACAGGTAAAGAAGATAAATCAAATAAAGTAACAACATTATCTAACACAAGTACTGATACACAGTATCCAAGTGCAAAATGTGTATATGACTTAATAGGAGATGTAGAATCTCTTTTAGAAAATCTCGATAATGGAGGTGGCATATAATATGGCAATATCAGACAAGATAACATCAATGACTAATCATTTAACAGCAGATTATGATGCAATAGAGTCAGTAGTAGGAGAAGTAACAGTGAATAAAAACATAGAGAATATAGCACCTTTACTAGATAACCTATGGGAAGAGCTTCCACATACAACAGGAAGTGGTACTGAATTAACAATAAATGATACAAGAGCAGGTAAAATGAAAGTACAACCTATGGGTAATACTTCACAAACACAAAAAACAGGGAAGAACTTATTAAGTCTTCCTATTTCCTCATCATCACAATTTGGTATTACAGTTACAAAAAATAGTGATGGAACATTAACAGTAAATGGAACAGCAACAGCAGATGCTGCTGTAATATTTAATACAACCGTAACTCTTGCTGCTGGAACATACACATTAAGTGGTTGTCCTAGTGGAGGAAGTTCTAGTACATATAACTTAAATTTAGACCAACTATCTACAATGAGAGATAATGGTAGTGGAGTAACGTTTACACTAAATGCAGAAAGAACATCTACTGCATACGTAAGTGTAAAAAGTGGTGTTACTTTGAATAATGCAATATTTAAACCAATGATAGTATCAGGATCTACAAGTGGAGATTTTGAGCCATATACCGGTAAAAAAGCAACACCAAACCCAGATAATCCTGAACAAGTCCATATAGTAAGTGGTAATAATACTATTATTACTACTGGAAAAAATCAAATAGGACTTAAATCTTTATCTTCAACAATAATAAGTGGTTTAACTTGTTCAGTAGATGGAGATGTTTTAACAATAAATGGTACAGCAACAGCTAAAGCAGATATACAAAAAATGTTATTTAATTTAACAGCAAATACTTCTAAAACATTAAAGTTTTATTTAGAAAGTGGAACATTTACAGCAGGGAATATTGGTATTCATTTAAACGAAAATGAAGAAAGTGGGCAAGTATCATTTATTCAAATACCTTATGATACAGCAAGTTTAAAATCAACAAAAACAATAAGTTTAACAAATGTTAATTATGTGTGGGTGTATGCTACTTCTGGAAGTGTATTTAATAATGCTAAATTTAAAATAATGTTAAGTGATGATGTAAATGATGATTACGAGCCTTATCAATCTACTTCATATCCTATAAATCTACCTGTAGAGAATATATTTAATGAACTAGCAACTCAAAATCAAAAAACAGGCATAACAATATCAACTGATAGAAGAAGTGTTGTAGTCGATTTTAGTGCTGGAAATGATATGTATTTCTTTATTTCAAAAGACTTTGAAAGCCCTACAGCAAAAACATATACAATATCTTTTGAAGTATCAGGAATAGCATCAGGAGAACAGCCTAGATTTAATCTATGGGGTGGAGGAACATATTTCACTTTAAAAAATGGTCGAAATGTATGTGTTATACCTAGTGGAACTACTTTAAACCAAAACGCAATATTATGGGATGACCAAGCAAGAACACAATATCCTGTTAGTTCAGTGCTAACATTTACTAACTTTATGATAGTAGATGGGGAATATACAGAACAAACAATGCCATCCTACACACCTTATGGAACAACACCAATTTGGTTAGGAGAAATATCTACATATAAAGATGGTTTCTTTAAAGCAGTAACAGGAAACTCAATATATGACAATTTAGATAGTGCTACTAAAGAAACACTAGACTATGGAGAGTGGTATTTAAAACACGAGATAGGGAAAGTAGTATTAAATGGTAGTGAATATTGGATAGATGAAGGTGGAGGAGCTCCTTATGCTTTAAATCTTGATAACTTCTATAAAAATAATAGTATGTCTACTGTTATGTCAAATTATTATTATGGAACATATTGGGATGCAAATTGGAATAATTATTCTTATCTTGTTTCTGCAAACACAGCAGCCTCAAATATTGATAGAGTAAAATTTAAAAACGTTGATATTTCATCTTTAGCTGATTGGAAAACTTGGTTAGGTACGCATAACACAACAATTTACTACATACAAAAAACACCAACATATACAAAAATAACAGATAGTACACTTCTAACTCAACTTGAAAATGTATGGAGAGCTAATTCTTACAAAGGAACTACGAATATTATCCAAATAAATAATGACTTGCCTTTTGAATTAAGTATTACAGCATTGGAGGGATAACATGGAGAGTATTACTTTAGGAGAAGTTAAAGATACAATTGTATTCATTGTAGCCTTAGCTAGTGGAATCGTTGCTTTATATAGTTTGTTGATGAAGGGTATTAAAACACAACTAGAGCCTATTAATGAAGAATTACATAACGAAAAAATGAATAGATTAAAAAGTGATTTAACTACGTTAATGTATCTAGCAGAGACTGGTGCAATATCTAATGAACAACGTATTCTAGCACACGAAGAATATGACGTATATGTAGAAAACAGAGGCAATTCATATATACATGATAAATTTGAAAGTCTACACAAAGAGGGAAAAATATAATGGAAAATGAACTAAAAGAGATAAAAGAAATTGCTTTAAAAAATGAAAAAGCAATACAAGAAAACAAAGACAACATAGATAAGAACTTTGAAAAGATACGACAAAATGCTTATGGTTTAGATATTCTTAAAGATTATAAAAAGACAAGTCAAAGATTATACATACTTGTATTACTACTTGTTATAGCAATAATAGTACTAGGACTACACCATTTATTAGGTTGTTAA